ACGCAGTGATCTTGTCTGAATCTGATGCACTCGACCCGCAGAAGTATCAGCGGGCGAAGGCTCAAGCGGCGAAGGACAACGTCGAGTTTCAGATCACTCCTGCCGAGTAGATAACAAATCAGTCGGGCGTGTTGTCTGACGACATCGAGGCCATGTCGGTCTCAGTGACGAACTAAACCCATCAACACACCTGAAAGACAATGACGACACTCGGCGTATACAATCCAATCTTCTACGCGAACGAGGCCCTTACCCTCCTCGAACGTTCTCTCGGCATGGCAAGCCGAGTCCACCGTGGGTTCGAAGGCGAGCGCAACTCGTTCGGTCTCGGCGACCAGATCAACATTCGTCGCCCATCGAACTTCACTGTGGCGAATGCTCCTGCCACGGCAGAAGGAATCACGACAGAGACGGTCACGATCTCGCTCGACAACTGGAAGGAGGTCAAGTTCAAGCTGACCGACAAGGAGATCGCCTACACTGGTGAACGGATCATCAACGATCACATCCGTCCAGCAGCACAGGCACTCGCGAACTCCATCGACGTGCAGTTGAATCTGCTTCTGACATCGGGTTCAGGCGACCAGCAGAGCCTTGGCGGCATCGGGCCTCGCAGGGACATGGGTACAACAACGATGACCACAGCGGACGTCGTGAACCTGCGTGCGGTCTTGTTCGGCAACGGCGTGCAGATGGATGGTGACCTCCACTTGCAGCTAGGCGGATCTCGCGAGGCCGATCTGCTCAAGCTAGAGGAGTTCACTCAATTCCAGGGTGCAGGGCTTGAAGGCGTCGACGCACAGCGCACCGGCACGCTCGGTCGCAAGTACGGTGTTGAGGTCTACGCCAACCAGAACGCAGGCCAGCAGGCCGACATGGTGTTCGGCACGGCGAGTGCGAACGACAACGTGGGCGCAATGAAGGCAGCTGAAGATCCTGGCGCAACGGCGATCGACATCGACGGCACGACTGATTCGCAAACGGTGAACGCTGGTGAGTCGGTGACGATTCTCGGCAAGGAGTACACGATCGCTGTGGGTGACACGTCTGCGAGCAGCGAGGTTTCGATCACTCTTGCCGAAGGGCTCGCCGAAGCCGTGCCCGAAAATACGGTCTGCACGTTCAACGACGCGGTCAAGACCGAAGATGCCGGTGCGCTCATGTTCCACAAGAACGCTTTCGCTCTTGCAATGGCTCCGCTGCCGATGATGGGCCGCGAACTCGGCGCGAAGGTTGCTACGGTTTCAGACCCCACCACTGGACTCGCGATTCGCTCGCGAGTCTACTACGTTGGGAACTCGTCCGAGGTGCACGTTGCTCTCGACGTGCTCTACGGAGTGCGCATCCTCAACTCGATGTATGCCGTCAAGCTGATGGCATAGGAGGGACTACTCGAATGGTCATAGTGAAAGTCTACAAGGGCGGAAGCTGTCACGAGGTTCACCCATCAACAGTGGAACTCTACTTGGCGAAGGGATTCACGAGGTCTCCTGACGAGGGTGCTCCACTGGAGATTGACCTTTCGCCATTCGACAACTCTCAACTCCTTCACATTGCATCGATCGCGAACGTCATCGTTCCACCGGATGCAGAGCGGGACGCGGTCGAGGCATTGCTACAGTCAACGTGGGATGGTCTCGGCCATCCTGCCGGTTGGCTCGAAGCGTGCCTCGCTGCTCCTGCTCCAGTAGCGCCGGAGGAAGTCGAAGTACCACCTGTGCACGTTGACGAGGAACCTGTTGCTGTCGAAGACTTCGACGCATCAATCACGGAGCCGCCAGCCGATCCTCCTGTTTCGCCGCAGGACGACGACGCTAGTGGCGAATAGCAACTAGGGGCCGCGTTTGCCGACGCGGCCCCTTCTGTTCTCAGGAATCTAAATGGCGTTCCTAGTCGAAGACGGTACCGGGCTCACGTTAGCAAACTCGTACCTGAGCGTCGCAGATTACACAACGCACCACGTTGATCGAGGCCGCACGGTGTCAGCTTCGTCTTCCATCGTGCAAGGCGCACTGATTCGTGCGACCGACTACATCGACAAGCGGTTCGGTCGGTCGTTCCGGGGCTATCGAGAGTTGAAGGCTCAAGGACTAGAGTGGCCTCGCATCGGTGCGCAGGATAACGACGGGTGGCTACTCGAAGACGTGCCATTGCTTCTCCAGAAGGCGACTGCGGAATACGCTCGCGTCGCGATCAACATCGGCGTGATCGCTCCTCCTGCGCCAACGGTATCGGTACCTGAGAGCATCGCTGAGGTTGCTGGCACGCAGGCTCTTGGTGAGGTTGTCAGAGAGAAGGTCGACGTAATCGATACGCAGTACCAACCGATCTCTGACGGTCGGCCTACTGCCGAGTTCGGGTCGCTGCCTGAGATACCCGAGGCTGATCTGTGGATGTCTGAACTGATCGTCGGGTTGAATCGGTTGTTGGAGCGTGGCTAATGACATTCGCAGCGCAAGCCCAAGCAACCGTCGATCGTCTCGTCACGAAGTTCGGCAATGCAGCGACGTTCAAGGACATTGATACTGAACCCTACGACCCAGAGACAGGCGCGGCAACGATCAGCACTTCCGACAAGTCGATCACGGTCGCAGGGCCGTTCGGTATCAACCCGGCAATGGTTGACGGCAACCTTGTTCGCTTCGGCGATGCTAGGATACTCATCTCTGCGAAGGGCGTGGATTGGACGCCGACGACGACTGAGAAGATTGTCGTTCTGAGCGAGACCTGGACGATCATTGAGGTAAGCCCGATCACCGCGCAGGACACCACGATCGCGTGGAAGTGTCAGGTGCGCAAGTGACCACAAACGTGGAGGCGTTCAACGCAATGCTCTCAAGGGTTGCGAAGGATCTTCCAGAGGACGATCTCGTCGAGTTCCATCAGAAGATTTGTTTCGACGCACTTCGAGGAGTCATCTTCAAAACCCGCGTGAAGACAGGCCGCGCACGCGGTGGGTGGCAAGTCGGCATCGACGAGATACCGACTGGTCCTGGCAGAAAGAGCAAGAGCGGCGAAGGCACGAAGAGTCGAGGCAACTCGAAGATCGAACGAATACGCCCATACCAAGTTTGCTACATCGCGAACAACGTTGAGTACATCACTTACCTTGAGGACGGTGCGAGCGGTCGTCCAGGCGACCACATGCTCGCGTTGACCTTGATTCGCATTTCACTCACACTCATCTAGGAAGCCGACCATGAAACCTGTTCCAGCGCCGTTCAATATCAAGACGTGGAGACCGAAGGGAACTCCTTACATGACTCGGAAGTCTGGTGGCCTGTGGACGATCGAGGGGCGCGTTGTGTGTTGCCTCTACGACGCGAGCGGCGAACTTCAAATACAGACGGAGACGTTCAATACCGTCACCAACATCGGTGATCGCTTCTACTCGTATCGCGGCGCGAACGAGCAGCCAGCCGACGATCACTTCACAACAGGTTCCGCGCTCACGTTCGACGGCATCATGGAACTCTACAAGTCAGTGAGCGCAGCACCGTCGAAGGCCGCAGTTCGCTCTGGCCTGACAAGTGGCGTGCTCATTACCGGCAGCGATCAAGTTATCGACGCGACCTACCCGAAGTCGAACGACACTGATGCTGCGAACACAGGCAAGGACGTTGACGCCGTGACCTACCGCGTGAGCTACGCGACAGGCGACGCGAACAACACAGCAATCGACGACGTAATCATCACGAACCCGTCACCGAGTTCAGGAGAGAACATGCTCATGTGGGCAGACGGCCTCGGTAGCTTCACGAAGACAAGCAGTGACACTCTTGTCGTCTACGTCAATCACCAAATGACCGGATGAACCCAGGCGAGATCGAGAATGAGATCGCAGCAATCGAGGCGCAGTTACAGATCATCCGAGAGAGTGATCGCACGCTCGGCGAGAGGATCGAACTCACGCGCCGTCTTCGCGCACAGATCGAGCAACTTCGCAAGGACAAGGAGGCACTGCTAAGATAGATGGCCTTCTCGTACCTCACAATGCGCAACGCGATTCGGACGCGGTTCAACACAGAGGTCGAAGACGCTCACCCGGTCGCGGTCGCCTACGAGAACGCGAACTACACTCCTGTGCAGGGCACGCCGTTCGTCGAGTTTACCATCGGCGATGCAGACACGCAGATGATCGCTAACGGTAGCGGTGAGAACACATATCGTGCCTTTGCCGATGCGAAGGCACTGATCCACGTCCCTGTAGGCGAGGGCGACAAGGAGGCCTTGGAGATTGCCGATACGATTGTTGCTGCGATGGGTCACGTTGCAGCCGCAGGGATCACGTACAGGTCACCGTTCCTCCGTATCGATGACGTTGAGAACGGATGGTACGTTGTCGAGCTTCGTATTCCTCTGTACTACGACGGGTCGGAAGTGCGCCCGTCCGGTATTGCGACAGCATCGGCCACGACGAAGGAGAACATCGGCAACATCATTCGCGAGCAATTCAACACGAAGATCACCGTCGCTCTCTCGGCCTCGACCGCCTGGGACAACGCCGTGTTTTCCCCGCCCGACCCTGCGACGACGTGGACGAGATTCTCAATCCAAGAATCTGAGGCGTCTACGATCGAGGGCGGCGGCACGTCGCATCGCTATCGCACGGTAGGGGCGGCAGTTGCACAGATATTCTCACCACTGGGCATAGGTGAGAGGGCTGCTGTCACTCTTGCAGATAGCGTCGCTGGGGTCTTCCGTGCGACGACGATCGACGGCATACTGTTTCACACTCCACGCATCAGGACGCTTGGTAGGCTGACGGATCGCTGGTGGCAGTTGAATGTCCTATGTCCCTTCACCTACGACCACGTAACCGCCTGAAATGAGGCCCGAATTATGACCGTTGACGCCAATGCCGTAAAACTGTTTTACCAGGAGGAGTCGGTGTACGGAACCGTTCCTACAAGCGCCTCTACTTCGATCCGCTACACCGGGGAGTCCATCAAGCCATCGCAGGCGACGACTCGCTCCGAGGAGATCGATTCGCTGCGATCAACCACGACGATTCATCGAGTCGATGTCGGCGCAGCTGGAGCGATCAACACCGAGCTTATCCTGGAGGAGCATGATGTGCTTCTGCAGTACGCATTACAGGCTGCGGCTGTCCCGAGCGCGGGCACCGCGACTACAAATGCGACTGGTTCCACTGCGAACGTCATCAACGACTCGCAGTTCACCGCCGCGAATGGTGTGAACGAAGGGGTCTGGGTTTTCATCTCGAATGTGGATGGCACGAACCAAGTTCAGACGGGGTATGCCAAGATCACTGCATTCGTGGAGGCAACGAGCATCACCGTTGAAGGCATCACTATCGTGAACACAGGCACGATGGACGTGACGATCCTCGGCAACATGGTAAACGGGTCTACGTTCAAATCATTCACGCTCGGCAAAGAGTTCACCTCTGCTGCGTTCTACGGTCAGTACCCTGGCTCTGCTGTTGCAGGCGTGACGATTGCAGGTGAGCGCGGCGGCATCATCACGGCGAACTTCGACATCATCGGGCAGAAGGCCACGTCGCCGAACCCGACTGCTCTATGGGGTACGATT